ATTTGCAGCGTCTAAAAGTTCTTCATTTTCAAACATGGTTTTTGTAAACCTTTTTAGTTCTGATTTTTCAAAAATCATTTTTTGTAACTCAGGCAATACAAAATCAAAATCACCTTCTTGACTAAACTGATATTGTGATTTACCTGCAGAAATATTATTTATTGCATTAGGATTTATACCTAACTCTTGCATACGTATTCTTACTTCTGTATTTATAGCTGCTCTTATAGCAAAGTTTAATATACCTTTTAATCTTTGTGCTTCTGGACTTTGACCATCAAAAAGTTTACCCCTTGCGTCAACTGATATAGGACTACCATCTGGATTCATACCAGCAACCCTAAGATATTTATTTCTAAAAGATTCACTAACAACTGTTTCACCTTGTTCATTTACCTCAAAAGCATTATCAGGTAAAACGTATTGTGGATTACCTTGCGCATCTTCAACTCTTCCTGTGCCTAATCTATATGCAACATACAGGTCTAATCCAAACTTTTTATCATTAATTATTTTAGTAGGTATCCTAACAGATTTACCTTGTACACCAAGATCTGCGTCTTGTACAACACTAGTATATTTAGGTAAAAGTTTTATAAATGAATCTACTATAGGGTATATAAACTCTTGTATTTTTATAGCTTCACCTTTACCTAAGTTATCTTTAAAATTTGTTATTTTATTTGGCTTTATTCCTATTTTTTGTGCAAAAGAATTTACAACCTCTTCTAATAATGGTACTTTAGAATATGTTAATTGACTAACGTTCATGTTGTCAATATTATCTACAACTGCTTTTTTAGTCTCTTTTTGTACATCTAAAAGCTTTGATGGTATTATTGAATCAGGATCAATCTCTTCTACACCTCTTTTAGTATCAAACTCAGAAAAATCTTCTTCAGTTCTAGCTTCATTAGCAACAAATCCAACTTCACCAGCTTCTATATCTAACCTATTAGCAGCGGTTTTTTTGTATTGTTTTGTTATTTTACCTTTATTATAGTTAAGGTTAGCGTTAATCCAACCCATTAAACTATCATTTTGCTCAGGATTAAAACGCATTAACACTCCAGTCATTTCTAATTTTACATCTTCAACAAACGTTTCTATAGGTTTACCATGTACGTTTTTACCTATAATACCGCGTTTTATTAAATGATCTAATTTATTACCTTGTATTATAGCGTTATAAGCTTTACTAATACCACCTTCATCCCACTCTTTTTTACTTACAACATATGCGCCGCTACCATCTTTTTCACCAACCAAATCATCTATTACTTTATTAGCCTGTTCGTAGTCAAAACTACCATCCTCCAATTCAAACTCATCTCTTACTTCTGAAAACTGTTTTCTTTTCTTTTTAAGCTCTTTTGCAAGTTTTGTTTTATCAATAGCATCTAAAACTTTTTGTGAAACCTCGTTGTTTTGTGCTGACTTACTATATTCAGTTAAAAAGTTAAATACTTGATCAGAATTAGCAAAACCTATTTCTAAATCGTATTGTTTAAAGAAACTTTTAATAAAATCATAAAGTTTTTCTAAAACTGTTTTGTCAAGAGATAATTCTTGTTTAGCCAAAGCATCGGTAAAAACGTTAAAATATTCAGTATTATATTTTCCACTTTCAATACCATAACCTCTGCTTTCCATAATAGCATCCATTTCTGATACCTGCCTAGATGTTAATCTTTTTTTAACACCCTCAACCATTTTACCTTGTTGTTTTTTATTACCTATTTGTGAGTTTATTATAGGGTGTAGCACTTCATGTGCACCTATATTTATTTGAAAAGTATCTTTAGCCGCTTGTTTATTAAAATATATTTGACCGTTAACGTATACGCCACCTATGTTTTTAACTTCTTGCTCTGTTTTACCGAGTATATCAGCAAACTCTTTGTTTGTTTCTATATCTTGTGACTTTATACCTAAAGCCTCACCCATTTTAGCCCCAAAGCTCGTGCTTTTATCTATTATTATTTCAACATCTTGATCTTTTGATAAAATACCTTTAATTCTTAAAACATTAGAATTAAATTGATCTTTAGCTGCTTTTAGATAAACGTTATATTCGTCTTTTGTAATTTCTTTGTTTTGAAGTTTTTGATCAAGTTCTTGTAGTTTTATTACTTGACTTTGTGTTTCTTTATTTATGTCAGATATTCTTTTTTGATTTTCTTCTGACAAGTTGTTTATTTTAGCGTTTGATCTACCAACAAGTATTTCAATATTTGCTTTTGCAGTATCTATATTGTCTTGCGCTTTTTGTCTAACTGAATTATCTTCAGACTCATTTAATACCCTGCTATTATAAACTAAAGCATTAAAGTTTCTTTGTATTTCGTTAGATTCTTTAGTTGATCGCACTGCTGGTCCAGCTGAAATTAAATTTTTTGATGCTCTTGCGCCTCCACCACCAATAAAACCTTGTAGTAAATTTTCATAAGCATCTTGTTCGGTCAACATTTTTACTAATGTTTCTTTTACCACTTCACCAGATGATTTACCTTCTGCTATTAATTTGTTAGCCTCAGTAAGTCCATATTGTTTCCACTCTGTTAAAGCTTCAACTGTTCCAACCTCTGCAATATCTAATATTTTTTTTGTCAATTTTCCAGCGCCTTTACTAGCTAACATACCAGAACCACCTTTTAGTATTTTTCCAATACCTATGTTTTCAAGTAATGATTGACTAAATCCTATTATAGCAGGTGTTTTTGTTTCAGCGTCACCAGATTTTATTAAATCAGATAAAGACATACTTTTTTGTTTGGCTAACTCTTCATTATAATTTAAATAATTTTCTGCCATAAAATCAAAAAAGAAACCACTACCAAACGTTGTTACTCCATATGCTATAGAACCAATAGCGTTTATAACAGCATCGATACCCGCTGCAACAACGCCAGGAACATCACCTTCTTTAACCGATTGTATGATTTTTTTTGTAGGTAATTTTTGTTGTTGTTCTATTCTAAAAGCTGGTATTGCTTCTAACAGATCTTGTTCTGTCATACCCTCTAATAACCATGAGTCTTTACCGTATTTTTTTTCTAGGTTTAATACAGTTTGTCTACCTAATATTGTTTGAGCTAATGCAGAACTAGCTAAATCTAAAGCAGCAGATTCACCAGTATAAAATTCACCTATGTCTCCTAATTGTTCTGCAAAATTTTTAAAACTATTTTTTATGGATTCACCAAAACTAATTCTTGAGTTTTGTGAAACCGAAGAACCATCTACCAAATTTAAGTCCATATTGGGTGCTTTTGACAGCAGAGCAGTCACACCCTGGTCTGCTCCTTGCAACTTTACTTGTTCTTGATTATCTTGTAAAATTGCGTCTGGGTGTTTTAATAGAAACTCTTGTTTTCTATTTGGGGCAACTTCGAAAAGTTTACCATTAACTAAATAAAATTCATTCATATTATTGTGCAAAAGATTTATCAACGTCTTCTTGACCTCCAAAAATAGAGATTCTACGTTTTAATTTATCTATTAGTTCTTTTAATTCAGCTCTACTAATACCAACAAGATTACGGCTTGATCTAGTAAATACCTCGCCAGTTTCTTCATTTATGTAATAACGTGATTTGTTTGTTTTATATGAGTCTTCATATTCTTTAACCTGCATACCCATATCAGTTAACATTTGTTGTACTTCTATAGGATCTAATTCGCCTTTAGCAATTAAGTCTTGATAAACCTCGTTGTCGTCCTTAAGTTGTCTTATTAACAATTGTAATGCTCTTTTTGATATTCTTTCACCATCAACCGTTACTTTACCAGAAGATGTTTTACTATATAACTCTTCTAATTCAGCTATTTTACTAGTATTAGCTTGAAGTGTTTCGTTTAACGCCTCAGGAGATAACGCTCGCTCAGTTTGTTCAAGTTGTTCTTGTCTAAGTTTTTCTTGTCTTAGTTTTTCTTTTTCAACTTGTTCTTGAACTCTTAATCTATAATCGTCTCTTAAAAGTCCTTTTGCTTTTTGTAGTTTTCTAGGATCTGCACCATATCTCATTTCTAACATATAATTAGCTAATTTAAATTGACCAGTTAGTGTCCTTACATCAAATTGTGCCGGTACTATTTCGTTATCTATAGTTAATAAACCTGGTATATTAACAACACCTAGTCCAGTGTTTGGATCTACATCTGTCATTGTTACTGGATCATCACCTGCTGTTAAATTAAAATCTAACATACTCGGTAAAGTTACTGGATCACTTATATCAGTGTAAATTTTATTAATTTCACCTATAAGATTTTGTTGTTCAATCAACTCGTTTCTTTGATCAGCTGTTAAATTATTTAAAGGATTTTGCTCTTGCTCTAAACGCATGTTTATTCTATTTACAGTTCTCGAACCGTTTTGTAATTGAAACTTAAGATATTCCATTATAGCACCATCTTGATCTTGTATAGCCTTTTCTTTTTCTTCTTGTGTCATGGTATCAGGAAAATCATTATATCTTATAGATATATCTGTTGCTGATCTAGCGTAATCGTTAAATAATACCCTTTTTGTTTGATCATCAAGTAAACCAAATAATCTAGTTGCTTCTGCATCTATATCACCCGTTATTTTGTCTTGAATTTTTAAAGGATCTTCTGCTTGTTGATATCTATAATCTATAGCATTTATACTGTTTTTTAACATACCATCAAGACCTGTTAATATGTCAGTTTTGTTTTTTAATAAATCTACTTTATCTGGTATTTTATCAGCCATTAGTATTTTAGTCGCCCCATTAGGCATTTTAAATGATAAAGCTGGTCCATCACCATACATAACAACTTCAAAACCGTTTATTTTATTTGTTAAAAAATCTTTAAACGTACCATCGTCTAAACCAAATAAATCTATTTCTGTTGGATCTAATTTTACAGCTGTGCCTAGTTTTGTTAACGGATTTAAAATACCCATGCCTATTTCATCATATATCTCTTGTCTTTGTTGCTGATTAGCATTAGCAAACATACCATTTTCAACATATCTTTTGTTTATAGTTTTTTTAGTAATATCAGCTACATCTTTACCAAAAGTTTTAGCTATAGTAGGATAGTCCATTTCTTTATTAAACTGGGCTAAAGCATAATCTAACTGTTGTTTTTCTTTTTCTTCTTTTTCAGATTGTTTTTCATAATAGGCTCTGTGTTTTTCTATAGTGCTTAAAAAGCTTTTTAGAAAAGCATTTGGATCACCTACAAATAAATTTCCTGGATTTCTATAACTCATAATTATTAATTAAATAAACCTTTCATACCTAAACCTGCTAGATTACCAAAAGCAGTACCTAAAGCGCTTTGTTGTGCTTGTCTATATTGACCAGCTATATTAGCGTATCGATCTGCCATACCTTGTAATCTATCCATTTTAATATTATCTCTTTGTTCTCTTACGCCAAACATAAATTGTTGACCAGCCACATCTGCGCCTTGTAATCTAATAGCTTCTTGCATACGTTGTTGATTAGCCATCTGTTCACCTCTTGCTCTTTGTATTGCTATTGCCGCCTCTTGTTGTTGTACATTACCTGCTATTTGTAATTTTGCAGCATTTGCTTGTTGTAAAATTGCGGTAGCTGAAGATGCTCCACCACCAGTTTCCCTCAATGCTTCTAATCCTGTGGCTAAATTAAGATCAGTTCCTTGCGCTTGTAATTCTGCAGCTCTTGTAGCAACTTGCATGTCTCTTGCTGGGTTTGTAATCATATTACTAAGATCTTTTACATTTGCGTAAGGATTTATTATTTCTTGTTGTTGAAAATTATCTAGCCTTTGTTGGAATAGCCTAGATTGTCTTTCAGCGTCACGTGCTCTTCTACCTGCACCAAAACTACTAAAAATACCTCCTAGTATACCTGCCCCAGCGGCGGCTATTGCGAATGGATTTGCCATATTTTTTTTTGTATTTGTTGTTGTTGGTGTATTATAGTAACCACCATACATGCCATAACCTTGATTACCTCCTGGCCCTGACATTATATTGTTATTTTATTAAAATTAGTTACAGTACCAAACAACTCTTCTTTTTTTGTTATTGTTTCATTTGTTGGCAAACAAAATGTTGCCTTTAAAAAATTACCTTTTACTCCTGTTACACCTAAATTACTAGATATATCTGCATCGTATACCTCTCCTTCTATACCAGGTGAGTTATTTTGAAAGTCTGCAAAATATCTATTACCTCTTTTGTCAAATATAGATGCATTTATATAAACGTTAGAAACTGTTGTTTCTGAGTTTGCTATATTTTCAGCTGTATCTAAATAATTATTTGTTGATGCATCATTATCATCATCATAATTTGTTTTTATATCTTTTAATGCCCACTTTGATGTTCCTTCATATGAAATATTATAAAATATATTTTCTTCAACTGAATTTTGGTTTACGGAAAAAGTTACAGAACTTTCGTTTGTATTAGATCCGTAATATTTACCATACGTTATACCACCTACTTTATCATAGTGTTTCCATATATCATTACCACTAAAAGTATAAAAATTATTAGTCAAACTAAAGCCTTGATATGGTTCATAACTATGTCTACTAGTCCAACCATTAATATTATCACTAAAACTTACAGTTTCAAAAGAAGTTCCAGTTTGTGCTGATATAATATAACTTTGATGGTAAGCGTCAAAACTACCAACAATTCTTGTAGCTGTTTTTAATTTATCTCTAAAAAAAGATCTCATGCCATAATCTGATATAGGTGTTATTCCATCTCCACCACCAGCACCACTTGATAATCTTAATACTACACCTCTATTTTTATCAGAAAAATATTTTCTGCTACCATATACAGCAAAACTTTCAGGATTTTTTGAAATACCATATCTACCTGTAAAAGGAACTATTTGACCAATAACAACGTTGCTAGATGTTACAGCGCCACCGCCTTCTGCGTTGAATATAGCGTCTTTATCTATTAGTGCTTTACTAACTTTATCTTCTTGAAACACAATTAAATTTGTTTCTTCTGCAAAAAGCTTTTGTATACTACCATTGGCTGAGTTAACAGATTTTGTTATTGGCTCTGCCATAGAAAATTGATTTGTATTATTTACAGCTGTTCTAGAATTAAAAACACCACTATATATTAAAGCATTTTTTCTTCTTTCTTCTTCAAATGATTCATCTATTATATATGCTTTTACACCAAGATCTACAGAAACCTCATTAAAACCACCTTTTATTCTACTTTCTTCTATATGCCAAGTTTCAGATCCCTTACTACTCTTTATATAAAACGAATTAAAATAAGCTATGTCTATAGTTGTTGCCATACTTTATGAATAAACTGTTGTTGTTATAGTGCTTCTTCTTACCATTTTTCTTACGCCTGGGTATGCGTTATCAGGATCTGCATATAAACCACTGTGTGATCCTACACCTATTATATATTCGTAATCAGCACCACCAATAGAAACAATAAAATTACTACTACTATTACCTACATATCCAGCCGCACCAGGAGTATCATTAGCATGTGGTGCTATTCTTATAAAATAATCAATACCCGATGTAGCAGAAGCATCTAATACTTCTTTACCAAAAGTTAACTCTGCATTGTCACTTAAGCTTACTGAAGCTGATAATACAATCACACTTTGACTTGTTACTGTTTGCACGGTAGTATTTGCTGGTATACCAGTACCTGTAACTATCATATCTTCTTCAACATTAAAACCTGAAGAGTGTCCATCTATATTTATTGTAGCACTTGTAACAGCTCCATTTACTAAAGCTTTACCACCTACAAATATTTTTGTAAACCTTTCATTATTTAAGAAATTAGTAAGCGCAGCACCTGAAGTAGTTGTGTCAACACTTACATTATTACTTAATATATCTTCAAAATCACTGTTACAATGACCATCTACGTTGCTATAAGTTAAATCGTCTGGGCAAAAGTATTCTTGATATTTGTCTCCTGGATCTTGTGATCCTTGACCACCATAACACCTGTCGTAATAATTATATTTTGTTCCACTACATGTAGCACTATACGGTACATCAATAACATCACCTTGTGCTTGACAAAGTGGAATAGCAAGATCGCCAGCACCTCCAGCAGAAGCATCAGTTGTTAAACTACCAACGTCTGTTGCCCTTACAGTAATACTAACACCAGAAGCTGAAGCTGGTATACCAGTATTTATTGATATCACACCTGAACTACTAACATCTAATCTAGAATCACCAGTTACTTTAGAAAAAGTTAAACGTTGTGTTCTTAATGATGTGTTTGCACTACCATTATAAGCATATATAGGTGAGCCACTAGCGTTTATGGTTGCTATGGTACCAGTGGTGTTTGGTGTAAAGCTTACACAGTTACCTGTAGCAAAACCTATTTCTGGGTGATCATTTGTTATTTCTATAGTTTTTTGTATATTATTAGCACCGTCTTGTGTAGTAGCCCTAAATGTAACATCATACGTGTTTGCTGGTGATAATCTGTATTCTTGTGTATTTATAAGTTTCATTTTATGAACATCGGTATTACCGATCCTTTCTACAGAAAAATCAGATTTTACATCTACTGTTTGACCATCTATTTGCCTTGTTACACTATCAATAGTTATATCTAATGAATGACCTGATGGTGTTAGTTGTGTACCACCAACATCAAAAACCTTAACTATAAACATATAGCTATCAGCTGCTAAATCTTCTCTAAAATCATCGTCATCTGCATTATCAGCAAGGTTTCTTAAAACTAAACTACTTGGTATTACTCCACCTGCTTTTATTTTAGCGTTAAGATCAGATAAAAGTCCGCATGTAGATGTTTCATAAAATATATCAATTTTTGACTTAAACGGTTCTGTTTCAAAAACAGCTAATGCAGCAGCGTTTGCACCATCATTACCTGCGTTAACACCATAATCACCTTTTATTTGCGAAAACAAATATTTTTTATCTGGATCATAAAATTCGTTTTTATCAGCATCAGCGGTAATACCAAAATCACTTAAATCACCAATAGCTATAACAGAGTGTTTAGATGTTTGTATACCTGTTTGGCCGTTTTCTACTATACCAAATAAATTTACACTACTTGTAGATAAATCAATATTAGAACCTTCAGTCACCTCGTCTCTTGGTACTTTATTTATATTATCACCATATATTGGAAAATAACCATAGGTGTCACCTGTAGATATACTGTTTCTTGTTTGAACATCATAAATTGTAACTCCAGGTGTATAAACGTTATAATATTCTTGTAACGTTTGTTTTACAACCACTCTATATGAATACCAACCTAATGGATTAGTAACAGACCATAAGTTTTCTTCCATAGGATCATTAAATGTTATTTTTAATGAATCACCGTTTAAACTTATTTGCGATCTTTTATGTAGTATAGAAGATCTATGATCTTTAGACATTATAACTGGTGATTGTCTTCCGTACCTATCAGCTAAAACAACTCCAACAACATATGTTCTACTTTGTTTTAATGTATGTCTAGGTAATTGTTCATCTAAAAACTCATCTTGTTGATTTTTTGCACCAGCACTAAGTTCATAATTTAAACCATTAGATGGTAAATTTTTACCTTGTACAAAATTACCATATATAATTCTGTTTCCTGCTACTTCTTGTGCAAGCGCTTTTACAGGTACATTATCAAAAACCCTGTTTGTTTGTGAAGCAGGTAAAGTTTTAAATGGTTCTTCAGACCTATAAACGTAGTAAAGCTCTTTACGTCTATCATTTACTCCACTGCTATACACGTTGTTTATATACGCTTTAAGTTTTGTTGAGCCAACAGCACCATTACTAATTGTTGTAACGTCTTTTCTTAAACCACTTATTTTGCTGCTTCTTACATCTATTACGTCTAATACTTTTACAGCAATACTATCAGATTCTTTTAATAATATTTCTATTTCATCTATTAATAAATTAGAAGATGGATCTAATGTTGGAAGCATTATTTCTAACTCTAATTGGTTTATTTTATTTACAAATGTTGCTACCTCAGCTTCTTTATATGCGTCTGTTTGTAAAGCATCTGTAAATGTATCTATCCTAGGCTCAAAAGCAACTTGAGTAAATGGTGCAAATATTGAATATGTATTATCATTAAACTTATACCTATAACTAAATCTAACAAACTTCTCTTTCATGTACTCATTATCAATGGTTGTATCTGCCGTGTTTTCAATCATTGACCCAGATAATATAGTTAGTTTTTCACCGTTAGCAACAGTAACAGCTTCATCTAAAACTAAAGCTGTTCCAGATAATGATGTTATTAAAACGTCATCGTCTAAAGTATCGTGTCTAACAGTAAATTTTTCTCCATTACCTATTGCCGTCTGTAATGCTGTATTTGCAGCACTTATTGCAACGTTTGCACTATTACTAACAGCTCCATTTACAGTTAATATATATCTAGGTTGTAAAAATTTAGGAGCACAAAAAGGAGCGTATTTAGCAACACTAATTTTATCCTCTAAATATGAATCATCGGTATACCTTGTTGTATCTTGTACATTAAAAACTCTAGGTTGATTAAAGTTATCTGTCCAAAACAAATAACCATCTAAAATATTAATACCATAAACAGGAAAAGATTTATTAAAGTTAAATCTGTAACTTTTAAAAACAACGCTTGTTGACTCAGTATCCTGATCGTATTTAATTATTGCACATTTATTTGTGCTAGCTGCCCTACTATTTGTATTTGCGTTGTTAAAATCAGTAACTAAATAATAAACACATCTGTTTTCAAAATCAACAACGTGACCAATAGCTGATGTTGTAGATAAAGTTGCATCTACACCTGAAAGATTACTTGCTAGTTTATTTGATATAACGTTTTCTACTACACCAACATCACCATTTTCAGATCTTGATACTTTTATATTAAGAGCATCTATGTACTCTCCAGAAGGTATAATCCTGGGATCTAAATCTTTATTCATTTTTCCTTGTATAAAGGAATTTTTACTTTCTGGCATTAATTAGTGTTTAATATGTTTAGATTTACCTCTTAAAACCTGTGTTATTTCTGGTAAATTAATTTCGTATAACCTTAATTTAGCATGTCTCATAGCGGCTCTTTTGTCTCTTTTATACCTACCAACTATATATTCTGGTATGTTTGCCATTGTAGATAATATACCAAAAGCTACATATTTATATATTGCTTCTTCAGCAAACTTATGTACTTTCATTTCCGCATCACTACCCATACTATCAGATACATATTTAATATTTACAAGTTTTGCATTTAATTCACTACTAAAATTAATAGTTCCTTTGTATTGATCTATTATATAAATTCCATTACGATTCATTAAGCTCGGATCACCACCGTATCTTTTACCTTGTTCTAATAATCTTTCTGCTGGAAAATCTTGATTATAAAAATAATCATCATTACCAAAAGCGTGAGTTAGCTCTTCGTTATTAAATTCTTTAAATCTTTCGTTTGTTACTGATGTTGTTTTTATCAAATTACCACTATTATCATAAGTATAGTTAAACTCGTCGTCTTGCGCCAAAGCTTCTGATGGTTTTGATGTTATACTACCTTTAGGTATAGGGTGTTCAACGCCTGCGTTGTCTACCCAACAAACACCAATCATACTTATGAAATCTTTTGGCATTGGCACTGACAATGTAGGACCAACTTCTATTTCTTGTATTTTTTCAACTTTTGTAATATCGTAAGCAAATTCTTGAATACCTCTTTTTGTGTGAAACAAAACATCTCTTCTATTAGCTTTGTTTATTATTTTACCATCACCAACATAAGAAAACATAAAGTTGTTTACCACATCGCTCAATGTTATATATCTATAATCTCCGTATAGCTTTAATCTTAATTCTACTGTTACAATATCATTATTTGCAAAAACATAAGAGTTTATAAAAGTTAAAACTTTTGAAGAGCTATTATAACTATAATTTGTACTGTCAACTACAATTCCATTTTTATATACAAAAAAGTCACTAACGCTGGTTGGCATAGGATCAATAGTTGTTATAGTAAAATTTTGGTCATCACCTGTATTCCATGTAAAGTTCTGTGAACCTGCGTAATACGATTGATCTGTTTTGTTGTCTAGAAATCCCATTTATTATATATTTTCTTTATTAAAAGTTTCTTGTTCTTTTTTTGCCATACTTTGTATTACAAAAGGATCTTTTATTAAAACACCCACGTAAGATAAAATTTTTATAACAACATTTGGCTCTTCACTCGGGTGTAGTTCAAAATTTACACTTGATGCAGAATCAAACTGTATAGAGTTGTTTGGACCTGCTTGATTACTAGCGTTCCAAGCTACAACGTCAGGTTTTTTAATGTAATATACATTTAAACTACCAGTTAACGTTGATGGTAATATTTTTATCGCATCATCTAAATGAGCTGTGCCAGTATTATCTGTTACTTGTTGCCTATAAAAAATAGGGTATGTAGTTGTTGGATTAATAAGTTTTGAAGATATTATATGAGGTAGTTCTGAAATTTTTACTTCTTCAATTTCCGTGGAGTTGTCATCTTTATAAACAGAAACAAGTTTATATAAATCTGTAACAATATTTGTTAAGTTTATTTGATCATTTACTGTATCTATAGATATTGTTATTAATTTTAAAAAATGATCTATTTTTTCTTTTATACTTTTAGTTACATCGCCATAATCATCGTTAGAACCTACAACGTTTGATTTGTTTAAGCTTCTGTTGTAATCATAAAATGTTTTTTCTAGTATTTCTAATTGAGCTTGATTAGCTAATTTATTAAATTGTGCAGGAGTTAGTTGTCCTCTTTGTTCTCTATTTAATATTGTTAATACTGTTTTATATACTTTGTCTACGCTTATAGCCATGTTTATTGTATTATTTATATGATTAGGCCACTTTACGCGGCCTAACCTTATAAAGTGACTATTTTAGTCTTTTTTCTATTGTGTTGTAAACCTCTATACCTTCATCAGTTTTAAACCAAGCGGCCAAAGCTGAATAAGGGTTTTCATCAAATGGTACAACCATTAGTTTTTTACTATTAGACGCCCAAACAAAAGTTCTTTGATCATCAGAAAGTTTTATAATGTTTTGTTCAACCGCTTTTAATCCAGTATTTCTAACATGTATATTTTCATCTTGAGCAAGTTCAAGAAACAAAGATGGATTTTGTTTAGCAAAAACTAATAAATCTCTTTTTATTTCTTTTGATGTCATTTGAGCAACTTCACTACCAACGTTTACTCTAACTATAGCTTCTGCCTCTTCTACATCCATTTTTTGAGCAATCATTAAAGCTTCAATTTCAAATTCAATATCAGCTAATTCATCTTTTGCCTCTTCTACAGCATCAAATTCTTCATATACGTTGTTTAAACCAGGGTGGTATAATGAAAGTAATTTTTGTAATGTTTGTTTTGATTTTGGTACTTGTAAAGATCCGTCTTCAAAAGTTATGTGACCAAGTCTAGCATCACCTTTAAACTCGTCAACAAAACAAGATTTTTGATTTACAGCATATTTTAATTCTCTTTCATATCCTTTTTCTTCATCGAACCAAAATATATTTTTACTTTTTATAGTAAATGTCAAGGGTGTTAAACCTTTTTTTAGGGTGTAAATTCTGTCTTTTACTTCCCAGTTTGATTTTTGTTTTTTTGGTGGGGCAACCACTTTTGGTTCCTCAACAGCCACCTCTGCTATTTTCTTTTTTGCCATTATATAATATTATTAAATAAAAAAAATGTAAAGCAGAGGCGCCGAAGCGCCTCGTCTCTACGTTATAAATTATGAGAAGTTACCAAAGATTACGAAGTTATTCGCAGCTTGAGTTACTAAACATCTTTCTGATAAATAGTGAACTTCCATTGCATCAAGATCGCTAGTAGACGCTCCACCAACTGAACCTGTGATCCAAGTTTTTAGTTTTCTATCATCAGCTTCTGAAGCTCTATATCTCACGTGTAAGAAAGGTCTCTTGATGTTTTTACCAAGAACTTGATCATACACAGAAGATGTTCCAGCAGGCACTAAAACACCTGTAACATCAGAAGCAACTTCGCCTCTTGTAGAAGCGTCATTTAAATATTTCCAATCAGTTTTATAGAAGTCATAAGAACCTCTTCTAAATCCGTTGAATCCTAAGTTTAATGCCATATCTTCTGAATTATTAAATAATCCATAATCTAAACCACCAGCAGCGTGAGGGTTTAAACCTGCTAACATGTCATCAAAGTTAAGTGATAAGTCTCTGTTTAAGAACATAACGTTTTCTTCAATAGCTCCTTGCTTATCAAGCTTTTTAAGCATATTGTCAAAATCTGTTAAGTCGTCAGATGCAGAAGATCCATCTAAACCATCTTCATGAATATGACCTCTATCTTTAATAGCAGCAAATAAACCTTCAGAACCTTTAATACCTGAAAGTGTTGTGTTACTATTTGTTTCGATTTCAACCATAGTCATTTCTAAGTAGTCATTGAATCTTTGTCTTGTATCGCCTTCAGCTTTTAAATACCATAAAAAACCTCCTTGACCAGACTCACCTGTAACTTCAACCCAACCAATTTGAGCAGCATCAGATCCTGAGATCTCATACTTATCTTTCATGATAATAGGATTGTTAGTGTAAGACTGGAAGCTTGGTGTTACAGCTTCTGACATACCACTTTGTGCTTTTTTGAATTCTGAACCGAATACAAAAAGTTTAATTACGCCTGAGTTGTTGCTAATGCTTGAATCAGCTATTAAACCATTTGCACCCCCGTAACCTTTTACTGTTATCGAACTCGTGCTTGGTACTGCAGTAACTTGAGCTTTTGCAGCATCAATACCGTCATGTATTAAGACTAATTGACCTACTCTAATAGCATGATCTGTTAGTCCTGATATTGTGTTTGCACCGCTTGTATCAGCACCACAAGTACCTCCTGAATAAGATAAATGTAATCTTCCTTGCTCTGACCATACAACTTGATCTGAGCTCATAGGCATTTCTGCGCCTACCATTGATAAAAATCCTCCAACCGATCTATTACCGTACTTTTCTACTTCAGCTTCGTAAAGCTCTGGTAGGTATTGTTGTGCCCAACCAGCAGTAGCAGTCGCAGTAAAATCAACGTAATTAGAGGCTAATGTTTGTTTTGCTGGAGCTGGAGTTGTAGTTCCGCTCCCTAATGTAATTGCCATTTTTTAAAAATTTTGTTTTAATTATTATTTTCTAAGTTTTATTCTAAGTTTTGAACTATCATCACCGCCTATTGCTCTTACTCTTAATCCACCAGCTTCAATATTCTGTGCACCCTTCCTGGGATCCATGTTAATATTTTTAGCTTGTAAAGACATGCTTTTTACAGCATCGGCTTTACCTTGTTCATAAAAATGGTTCGCTATAGAATCAGCGTTTCTAGCAACATAAAGCGCCTTATGATACCCTTGGGCATCTTTCAGCATATTATTTTCATCTAAGAACATCTTAAACGCTTTTAAAACATCACTTTGGGCTTGCTTTGTCTCATTTACATCTTTTACATTGTATCTGTATTTGTTTTCACCTACTTTAAATTCAAAACCTTTGAATTCATTATTAAAAACATTATCAGTTTTACTTAAAAAATGCTCATTTGATTTTTGTTGCAGAGCAGTAAGTTCTTCCTGCTCTTTTTTATAATTACTATAAAAATCTACAGCTTCTTTAACATCCGGAGACATTTTAGAACCTGATTTAATATCATTATAGTATTTTTGTTTCATGCTGGTTAAATGATTTTTAGCACCAGCAACTTGTTCTTTGTAATTAAGTTGTTTTCTCTTAATATCTCTTTCACTATCAACTTCTTCATCAATTAAAAAACTATCCTCCATAAGAAAACTTATTTCATCATCACTAAGATGTGGTTTAGTTTGTTTATAATACTCTCTTAATAAAGCATTATCATCTAAGTTATTGTAATCTACGTTTAACTTTACGTAATCTTCGAGTGACCCACCCGTCTCATCCATAAAATCAAGTAAATTTTTAACATCTTCAGGATATTCTAGTTTTACTTCTTGCTTTTCTTCAACTTTTTGCTCGACTTGCTCAACTTCTTGTAAGCTTTCTTGCTCTTGCACTTGTACGCCATCTTGTTCTTCGTTAATAAGTGTTATAGGTTCTTCTACTGGCTCTTGCACAGTCTCTTCAACCTTTTCTTCTGTTTTTTCTTCTGTTTTTTCTTCAACTACTGTTTCAATATTTTCTTGTTGAGTTTCGTTAATTTTATTTAGATCAATTTTATAAGTACCGTCATCTAATTTAGTACTTACACCGGCTTTTTCTAATACCGCTTCTTCTTTTTCAGCTACAGAAGGATTTTCATCTGCTACTGGATTTACTTTTGTTTCTGACATAATATAATATTATAAAAAAATTAAAAAATTATCTTGGCTCGAATTGTTCTAAGCCAAACCCACCTAATGCGTCAAAACCTGCTGACTCAAAATCTTTAGGCGGTTTACCAGTTTGTCGCTGGTTTATAAGCTCACTCTGTTGTGTAGCTTGTATTTTTGTTCGTTTGTCTTTACGATCTTCTTTGTATTGTTCTTTACTATTAATCACCTGTGTTTCCATTTGTTTAAGCCTCATATTAAGCTCAAACTCATGTATCATAAGTTGTTTTTTAAGTTCTGCTTCAGCTTGTAGCTTTTGCATCTCAAAACTATGCTCAACCTCAGATAACTGTGCTTTACTTTGTGTAGACATTTGTTCTTTTCTCATATCTAGCTCTGCTGCTGCTTGTGCAGCTTGTGTATTAGACTGAGTTTGTGCTTGTATATTTTCAAGTTGCATTTGTCTATCAGTTTGTATTTTCTTTCTACGTCTTAGTTTTAGTAGTTGATTAGCAAGTTTTAGATTTTTTACTTCTCTTACATCTATAGCATCTTCAAGTTCTATTTGTTGTTGCTGTATAGCCATTTGAATATTATTCTCTAAAATTTGTTTTTCTTCTTCATCTGGCGCTAATTGTAAAAATATACCAAAATCATGCAAATGTAATTCGTTTATTTCTTTTAAACTAGCAACATTAAATTTTCCTACACCCTGAACAAAAGCTTGTGTTGTACTACCATATTCTAAAACATCAGATATTCTTAATGATATTGCTTCAGCTGTTTTTAATGTTAAATATAAACCTGCTTGTAATATATGTCTTGTTGCAGTGTTCGAGTTGGCCGCTGCTATTTTTTGTAAACCTACAAGTGCATTTTTATCTGGTGTGCTACCATCTCTTGCTTCATTAAGTCCGGTTACATCTCTTATCATTTGTAAATAATAATTATAAGAGTTTATTAAACTAGATATTTTTTGTCCACCGTGGCCAGATTGTAATTCTTGCACAGGAGTTCTGCTATGATTATAATCCCCATCTTGTGTCATTGATCTACCAATTACAGAACCAGTTTGAAAATACATATTTAATGCTTCTTGTGGATTATAATTAGTTCCATTACCTAAATCTATTTCAGCAATACCATCAGCATCTAAATAAACACCATCAGGTACCATCCTAGATAAAACTTGTTGTAGTTTTAAATGAGTTAGCTGTATCATATCTGCAAAGCTCGTCATTCTACCAACTAAAGACTCTATTTTACCTTTATAAATTCTTGGAGCAACTATATTGTAACTCATTTGTACTTTAGTTGTATCGGCTTTAGGTCTTGTCATATTTTTAGCAAGTTGCCATTTTAACAACTTATTACTACCTATTATTTTAGCACCTTCATATAAAACCTCTATAGATCTATTTACTTTTGAAAATCTTGATCTAGCATCTTTTGGTGGATTAAATGTATCTGTTTTTTCTATTGCTTTATCTGCACCAGAAGAAGTTTGTTTTATTTTATATACTTGGTTATTATAACTTTTATATTCAAAATATAAAACATAAACATAATTATTATCAGGTGAATCAGCACTAGCGTATGTTTTATTGTACATTAAAGAACTACTACCTAAACCTTCTATTTCTTTAATATCATCATCGGTTAACTCTGGATATTGTTTTTTTAAATCAATTAAATTAACTCTTCTAACTTCGCCTACATAATATATATCATCAAAATAAGGTGATTCAGTATAAGAATATACTAGATCAGATGGATCAACATATTCTAACTTTATACCCTCAGCTGTATTAAAACTATTTTTTACAGCAGCAATACCTATAACAGCTAAATCATAATCTAATCTTTTCTTTAATAAATCATATTTATTATAATCAAAAACATTATTTATAGCTTCCTCTTCAGCAATTTCAATACTTTGTTTGTAATCTAGCTGCATGTGTAACTCCAACTCTTCTTGTGTTTCAGGTAAAGTTTCTATTGGGTTATTATACATGTTCAAACCAAATTGTTGTTGAACATTATCAAACAACTCTTTGTTTTGCATATCTCTTACTATAGAGTTGACGTAATCAGTTCTTACGTCTATAGAAGCTTGATCTTGTGAATAAGCTTTTATATCATATAGTCTTTCACCTATACCATTTACAACTATATCTACAAATTTAGGTATAATAGGTACTGGTTTCCAGTCTAAATTAAGATAAGATAAATCACCATTAATTGATAACTCATCTTTATATTTTTGTATAGATTGCTCTCCTCTAGCATATAATCTTAATCTGTGAAATTGATCTCTGTTTGCATAATATCTAACACTTCCACTTGATCTTTTAAACCATTCTGCTTCTATGCCTTTAGCAATTTCTAAGCCATACACATTTGAAGATTTTTCTTCATCTGAAACTGCTTGACTTGGAAAGCGTCCTTTAGGTAATTGTTTTGACATTTATTCTATTATTTTTGAAATGTAACCTTTATTATCGAATTTTTTAAACCCAAAATCTAATTTTTTTACTATTTTTTCTTGTTTAGGAGCGTATAAGTGCCTATTACAAGCCATTATTGCTAATCCTGAGCTAATAGTAGCATCAAATTTTGTTCTGTTTGTAATATTAAACTTTGACCAATCATTAAGAGTTCTATTAAAGTAAATATTACCATATGTACCGTCTGATTTTAAACCTACATATTGTTGTATATAAGTTTCTATAGCTGCGGCATGTGCTTGTTTTATATCTTCACCAGTATTAGGTATACCACCTATTTCTTTTTCTGTTGTAGATAATTTATTATGTGTTTTATCGGGTCTATTCATTGAGTAACCCCTGTAACCACGCCTTTTTAAATAATATAATAATCTTGGTTTGTTATTTTCTGCTAATATAGGCATACCATAAAATACTAATGCCATCAATATATCTTCAAAAAATATTTCTGCTGTTTGTGGTCTAGCAATATATTCTAAAAAAAACGTATTAGGAGGTGCATCCTCCATGCTAAATTTTGTTAATCCATGTAAAGATCCTTTAGATCCTTTACCATCTACAGTTCCTGATATATCATAACTATCACAACCAAAAGCACCAATATGTTCATTGCCTGGATATTTAAAACCATTCCTTAATAAAACATTGTTTTGTAAATTAGGTGATGGTATCCATGATATTTCAAACCTACCATTTAAATCAGGATAAAAGCTCACTATAGTATCTTTAATCCCATTTAACCACTGAAAGTTACCTTTAGTTGTATTACCAGAAGATCTTAAACCTTCATTATAGTCAATTTGTTCGTATATCTTAACTAAATTAAATATACTATTTTTTGTTTCATCTCTAAATGCATGTTCTTCAGTTCTTGGAAATTGTCTATAAAATTCATTTAAAGCATCGTGACTATTTTTTAAGCCATCTGCTTCATTTTCCCAGTGCTCAATAACTCCGACGTCGATGCTATCATTATAAGGTCCTGCAATTGGTTTTTTTGGTGTATCGAACACAGGTATTCCATAAGTATCAATGTATCCCTCGTAGTTCCATTCCATAGGTATGAACAAACTATATAATCCAGAACGAGTTTGTCCGTTTTTATTTCTTTTTGTAACGTCTGAATCATAATATAATTGTTTAAAATTTTCGCCACCTTTATCTAAAGCGTTAGATGTTGATCCCATCATACACTTACCAATAATTCTACTACCTAATCTTAATGTTGTTTTAGTTACCCGCCAGTTATTTAAAATGTTTTCTGGTCTTTCCCATTTACCAGCTTCATCATGTACAAGTAGTTGTAATTTTTCACCATCATAACTATTATCACCCGTGTTTTTCCAATCAATAGTTGTATCTAATCCTGTTAGTTCTTCTGTTTTTTGTTTAGATAATATATTTCTTTTTGTAAACTTACTAGCTGGTACTCTATAAGCTAATTCTGTTTTTGGCCGATCCATACCATCTTGTATGGGTTTAAAGAAAAACGGGTAGTTGACTGATATTGGTACAACTTTATCTGTGAACATTTTTTTTGCGTCTGCACCAGACTTTGATAATATACCAAATCTTGCGTCTGAAGAGATAGTTGCTTGTCCAACTGTTTCTGAGCTGGCCATAAACGAAAATCCACTTCTTCTGTTTTTAAGGTAACACATCCCATAACATCTATCGTCTGCTTTACAGGCTTCCCAAAAAATGAAGAATAATCTGTTTGCTTCTCTAAACTCTGGCTTCCCAACATCAATCTTGGTCCATTGCAAGTACATATAATGAGAACCAGTGATATAAGTAATATTATCTTTGTTGCTGAACCAATAACCTTCGTCGCGTTTGGTAAATTCTCTATCAATATAAACATACCATTTATTTTTAAAATCATCTGGTAAATCTTTCCAATCAAATATAGTTTTAATTTTTTCTAACTCTTTTGGATACTCATTTACCTCCCATTTATTATTTCCTTTTTCAATTTTTTTTGGTTGTTTTGGTAATGCAATTTTTAAATTCTGTATGCTATACACATCACCTATTTGTCCAGTTTTACTTATAACAATAACATCATGTTCTTTATTATAACCGTATTTCCAATATTTTTTCTTATTTAACCTATGTATGGTTGTTTGTTTTATAGGTTTTATAATTTTATATAGGGTTTGTTTGTACATTATTTTGATCTTCTTTCAGCAAAACCTTTAAATGTGTTTTCTTTTTGTTCTACTGGTTTATTATCTAATAAAGCTTTTTCAGCCTCAATACGGTTTAATATTTCAAAAGCATCGAATATAGCTAGCTTTTTTGTAGCTGCTGCATTTTTTAATCTATCAGCTGAAACATCATCTTCTGTATCAACTATTTCTTCTTTAGCAACTTTTATAAGTTCATTAACCGCTCTGTAACCAGCTTGGATTATATTCTTTTTCGTTTCCTTTATATTCATATTTAATACAAATTGATTTTATTGGTACTCTATAAAGTCTTTCGTTGTTTATTATAAATTCATATTCACTATCTGGTGTAAAACCTATAAGATCTTGTTTTTTAATATGTTTATTGTCAACATATTTTATAATACCCGTGTTTTCTTTTTCTTTATTTGTAGAAAACTTATCATCGTTTGATATCGGTTTAACAAAACAATATTCTTTTATAGGCTTCCATTCCGTTCTATGTCTGTAAGCAAATATTTGATCTAAATAAACAAAATACATACCATCTACAAAACTACTGCTACTATCTTTTTCATTACCTCTAATATCATTAAACCTTCTAAAAACATTATGATGTACTATTATTTCATCACCTTGTTTTATAGGTGATTTAACGTTTATTGGGCAATGTATGACTTTAGCGTTTCTACTAACAAATTTATGATCTTGTATTTCAGTGTTTAATATAAAATCTTTATCACCAATTTTTTTAGTATTATTATATCTTTTTTCTATAGGTTTTATTATAAAATAATATAAGCTTTGCATTAATATTCTAAATTATATTCTATACTTATAGCCATGTTTTTATTGAAATCTTTCCAAGGTAAAACATCTTGACCTTTTTTAATGAATATACTAAATTTTTCTTCTTTTTCTATTATATCACATATTTTGTGACCACCATATACTTCTTGTCCTACAGAATAATGCATAGCTGAGTCTTTGTAGTCTCTACCTACACTAATTTTTCTAATTAAATTCATATTCTATTTTATTTGTTTTATTTTTTTAAAACAGATGTTACTTTTTCTCCACTACGTCCACCAAAATATGCTAATACAACTGCCATCATTACTTTTTCAAACGTGTCGTTCCATGTTTCACCTATATGAAATGGTATTGAATCAACACTATCAAGTAATCCAGCTAATGAAAATATAACAATACACCACACTAAAACTAGCGGGCGTACATTTTTAGAAAGCCACGAGTCTGATTTTGAATCTGCTTCCCATCTTGAAGTTATAGCTTCCATCTCCTTATTTTGTTGCTCGTATATAAGTTGTTGTAATTTTATTTTATCATCAGCACTTACATCTGATTTACCTATTGCAGCTATAGCTTCACCAGGTGAAGTTACACCTTTAAGTACATTACCTAATGTTGGGTTAACTATAGAAGCTGCTCCAAACAAAAGTTTACCAACTGTACTTTCTGCAAATTTTTTCTTTGGCTTTGACATTATTTTTTTAATTTAAATTGTTTATCGTATGGTACTAATCTATTTAAAGCTTCTCTTCTGGCTTGGCATCCACAAGGTACGTTTAAACCTTTTGAAACTTTATCTACAATGGTTTTAATACCTGTTGCTTTTGTTACTTTATGTATTGTATCTCCTAATCCTTTTGATTTCATTATCTTATTTGGTTATAAAATTCTTGCCTTTGTTTTGTTATACTATCTCTTTGTGTCCAATATTTTTCATCTCCATACTTTTCTCTTCTTAGGTAATCATTCCACCCTTTATGCATACCTTGTTCTCTTGAGTGCATTTTAATATTGTCATCGCCTTTAAATTTTTCTCCTTCAGCCCAAGCTGGGATAACTTCATTAGGACCCAAACCTCTTACAAACTTTTGTTGTTCATATAAAGCACCTGATTCAGGAAAACGATTTACATATTCTTGTAATTTTCTATTTCTGTCATAATACCCAGGTGATAAGTACTGACCAGATCCAGGTCTATTTATATCTAAAATAGCGCCTAAAAATTGGTCATAACCTGGTGATGCTAAATTAAAATCACGTGTATTATAATACATCCCTTTCCATCCCATAGAATGCACTTTTTCATGTTGATAAGTACTAAATTTACTGTCTGTTTTAGCTTCAAGTTGGTCAATGGGCTTAACAGTAATGTCTGAATATCTAGCTACACCAAATGCACCTTGGGTTCTATTGTAACCTCTTCTTGTACGTATTACATTACCATCGATATCCAACTCAGTGGTTTTTTGTAAATAATCTTCATATATTGGTGCTTGTAAACCACGATTTAACATTTCTTGAAATAAAAAATCATTAAAAGTTCTGTTTTGAAGATATACAGGATCTTGATCCATATACAAAACACCAGGTTTATTAGCTAAAGTAACACTATCAATAGGAAAAAAACGGTCAATTCGTTTAGCTGTTTTTTGACTGTATTCACTATTTAAGTTTAAGGTTTTACCTGCGCCACTTGCACCATCATATACATCTGCAAATCTTTCACCACTTTGTACTAAATACTCAGGTTGATCGTAGTCATCAACCGTAGCTATTTTATTTTCGTTCGGGTAGAAAAAGGTAGAAAAATTTAATTTTTTATTAAATATATCCACAAGCCTATCAACTCTTTGGTCAGGAAAAGCTTTTAATAAATTTTGGTTTGCTTCAGCTGATCCTGGCGCTACACGTTGTGTTCTTTTATTTACATGAACAGTATTTAACCTTTCTTTACCTTCAGCATCTAGGTATCTTCTAGTTTCTTCATCATAAATAGTTCTGAAAGATTTTTCACCTATTTCCATAAAAAAAGGTCTAAATCTTCTTGCTAGATCTTCTCTTAGTGAAGGATCTATATTGTTTTTTTGTAAATTGTCAACATATTGAGAAAACTCTTCTCTTGTTGGTTCAGTACTAAAATCATATTCCTTAATACTATAATCTTTTTTTATTTTTTCATTTTGTAATGAAACTTCAAAATCTATTCGTTTTTCTTTTCTAGAATAATTATCGATTATTTCTTTAGTATTAGCTAAAGATCTATTATCACTAAAAATAATATTGTCAGATATTACTTCTCTTGTTACAGGTTTATTTAAATTACTTCTAATTTTATTTAAAAGTGGATTTTTACTTTTATTTAAAAGTTTATTAATTGTAGGATCCATTATTTTTCACCACATTTTTTACTTGGATTACTTACTTGAACCCAATTTTCTTTATTAAACCAATCACGTAATGTGGCACCTTTTTTTCTAGCTCCTTTTACATTTGACTTACTAGATCTTTTATACTTACCACCTTTAGCAGCTTTACGTTTAGCTCTAACTACTTTAGCTCTTTCAGCTTTACTCATAGATCTAACTTTAGCAGCTGGCAAACATACTTTTCTAGTACCACCACCTTTTGTTTTTTTCTTAGGCATTACTTTTTACTTTTTTTTTACCACCACCAAACTTAGAAGGTCCTCCAGCTTTAGTACATCTTACGCCCCAACCAGAAGCATAAGCACTAGGCCAAACCTTAAATTTTCTTTTTGCAGCAGCTTTGCAAGGTCCACT